TGAAGTGTTTGCAGGATTTATGCCCACTGCCGTAGACCTAATGGCCAAAGAAGTTATTGCGGCACGTGATATGAAGCGTGACATTATTTGGGACCAAACTAGTACTACTGTGAAAAGCCGTGCTAGAAAGTTTAATATGTTGCCTGATTATAAGCATATTGCTGTGGTGTTCAAAACCCCAGAGCATAAAGAATTGATGCATCGGTTATTCAATAGACCTGGTAAAGAAATTCCAGAGCATGTTATTGCTAGCATGATTGCAAATTGGGAAGACCCTTCACTAGAAGAAGGATTTAAGGATATTTGGTACATTAACAGTTAAAGGAGAGCAAAATGCCTAGTGTATTTTTAGTTAGCGATACGCACTTTGGTCACTTAGGTGTTTGTAAGTTTACACGAAGTGATGGAGTAACGAAATTACGACCATGGGATAGTCCAGAAGAAATGGATGAAGAAATGGTCAAACGTTGGAACGAACGTGTAAAGCCAACCGATAAAGTCTATCACTTAGGTGATGTGGTTATTAACCGTAAATCGTTAAAAATCATGAGCCGTTTAAACGGTGACAAGGTTTTAATTCGAGGCAACCACGACATTTTCCGTGATGATGAATATCGTGAACACTTTCGGGAATTACGTGCCTACCACGTTATGAACGGAATGATATTAAGTCATATACCGTTACATAGTGATAGCTTAGGTCGATTTGGTGTTAACATTCACGGACACTTACACGCAAACCGTGTTCGTAAAGCCCGTGGCGTTGATGCTAAAACTGGAGAAGTTTTGTACAGTGACAAAATTGATCCACGTTACCATTGCGTTTGCGTTGAACATACTGACTTTGCTCCTATCTTATTTGAAGATGTTATAGCACGTATCGTGGGAGAAGGTGGTAGCATAGGATTTAGAGACGGAAACGGACCCACAATGTGAATAGGGCCTTCGGGCCCTATTCCTATAAATAGACAATGTTAAGATTTTTACTTATTTTATTTTTTCCGTTAAGTTGTTTTGCGACAAGTACAGTTGTTTACAATGCAACGACTAATAGTATAGTGCAAGGAACTTTGTGTTGTGAGGAAGTAAGCATTGCTAGCATTAGTAAATTAATGACGATATATACCGTGTTAGAAGCTAAACAAGATTTGGAAGAAAAGATAATTGTACCTGATAGTAATGTTCGTGGTAGACTATCTAAAGGTATGGTAGTGTCCAGATTAGATGCAATTAAATTAGCACTTGTTAGTAGTGACAATATTGCCGCTATAACACTAGCAAACAATTATCCCGGCGGGCAGATTAAATTTATGCAAGCAATGAATTCAAACACAAAGCAATTAAACATGCAACATACTAGATTTATAGAACCCACTGGATTGAGTACAATGAATTACAGCACTATTGGCGATGTTGTTACAATGACAAATGCATTAATTAAATATCAAGTTTTTAAAGATGCCGCAAAAATTAAAGAATTGTCAATTATAGCATATAAAAACAAGAAACCAACTGTAATACATTCAAGACCAACTAGTACTTACTTTGGTGATGAAAAAATTGTAGCACTTAAAACAGGATTTACTAATGCGGCAGGTTTTTGCATTACTATGATAGTAAACAATAATAACCAACTGTATAACATTGTGGTGTTAGGAAGTAGAACACCAAACGAAAGAAATAGAATAGTAAAAGAATTACTAACCAAATTGAAATAATATTTCAATTTATTAAATTTTATATAAATACGATATGCTTGAATTCATCAAAGACATTTCTCACACACTTTTAAGTTTCATTAAAGATGATCCAGTTCGCCCCGAAATACCAACTAACTATAGAGTTAGTGATGGTCGTATGGTTGCGGCATTAACCGATGAAGAAAAAAATCCTGAAGCAATGGTATGTGTTAGCTTTCATGATTTTGTCCCATCAGATGTTACAGAATTAGATAACACTGCACAAGTTCCAACTACTGCAATTTTTTACACTATTTGGAGTTACAAATCAGGTAAAGGACAAGAACTATTATTTAGGGCTGTTAAAGGGATACAAGAACAATACCCAAGTGTAACTAGGTTTGTAACCCTAAGTCCTAAAACTAATACAGCAAGACGTTTTCATTTAAAGAATGGCGCCATTATTTTACGTGAAAACATAGACACAACCAACTACGAATACCTGCAAAAACCTGAAGAAAAATTGTTGTAAAAAAGCAACAACTTTTGTCACATTTTTGACACGGTTTTGTCATATTTTTGACACATTTTTGTCGTAAAAAAGCAACATTCCTTTAGTTGACAATAAATGGGCTTTCGTGTATAATCATTACATGAACTCGAAAATCATCCGTAAACGCAGAACTGATAGAAATCAAGTTATCTACTTCATTCAAGACGTAGTGACTGAAGAATATTATATCGGTTTAACTGCTATGTGTTTTGCAGGTAACGTGCGTAAGACATTGACCCGTCGTATGCAAAAACATATGCAACGTGCAATGACAGAAAACAAAAACTGGGGTTTGTCACGTGCATTACGTGAACGAGGCGCCGAGCGTTTTGTATTCGGTGTTATTGAAATTGTACGTGGCAAGCGTCCTGCACATGCCCGTGAAACAGAATTGATTAACAGTTTACAACCCGCATTGAACACTTTTGGAGTTAAGTAATGAACACGCAAATTGAAAAACTAATTAATGATACAGTAGGTATTTTGGATCGTGATCCACTAGACCAATCTGAGGATACTTATAGTATTTTACTTAAGTTTACGCAAGCCCTTGCTACCGAGCTAGGTGAAATCGTAGTTGAGGATCCTGTCAAGGATGGTGTTCGCATGTACTTTGATGAAAAGATTGCCCGCTACGTAATCAAAAAGAGTGTTGGACTATAAGTATAATGAAAGTAAACGACATCCTGCAATGGATTGGTGCTGTATTCATTATTATCGGACACGTATGTAATGCAATCGGTCCTAATGCATATCCCTACAATATTGTAGCATTTACATTGGGTACGATTGCATTTCTAGCATGGACCATTCGTGTTAAAAACACACCGCAAATGGTAGTCAATGTTGTTGCAATAGCAACATGCATAATTGGATTGTACAATGCATACTATACAAAGTAAAGAACAAATTATAAACGACATGTGCTATACCTATAGGCATGACTATGGGCTACGCAAAGATCCAAATGAGCCACCTTGGACAGCCGGCATGACAGAGCAGGATGCCAAAATGCTTTACAAAACCATGGAACAGATATATAATAACAACATCGAACCACATTTAAAGGAGTTACAAGATGTTTTTGAAAGAAGTCAACGAAGCACTGGACCATAAAATCGTAGGTGGAAGTGATTACGGTTGGAATTGTTATCCTGATGCAAGATTTATGGATTACGAAAGTGAGTATGCACATGTGGGAGTACTTTTTAGTACAGTGACCCAAGAAATTTATTCTGCTGAAATTAACGATAAAGCAGATAAGTATAAACCATATCGTTGGTTGAATCCTAATTATGTTGACGCATATTTGGCTGAAGCAAAGCAACGTGGTATAGACCCCAATGAAGCATGGGATGATACCAAATGGTATGATTTAGAAGTCTCCGAAGATTGGTTAACAAAGGCTCATGCAATTTTCAATGGTCTAGAATTTGATGACCGTGTTGTAGTTCAAGTGGACCTTGAGAATGATTTAATTTTGACTCTAGCAATGGAAGCGCATAAACGTGATATTACGCTAAATAAGATGATGGAGATTGTTTTACAAGAAGCAATTGACCGTCATGTCAACGAACTTGTAGCCTAACACGTTATAAGAGTATATCACAAGAAAGGAAGCCCTATGAAAAAAGTTATTTTAGCTACTATTTTGGGTTTAGGATTAGTCGGTACTGCAAGTGCCCAACATTATGGTCATCATCGTCACGGCGGATATTACCGCGGCGGATGCTATGGTTGTGGTTGGGTAGCTCCTGTATTGATTGGCGGAGTAATTGGTTACGAATTAAGTCGTAAGGCTCCTGTCGTTGTACAACAACCCGTGTTAGTACAGCAACAGCCTGTTGTAATCGAACAACAATCAGTTATTCAA